CCCAAATCCAAAAGGTTATTGAATCTGATCTTAAAGAATTTAATGGCAAACTCAAACCGAGCTGCATGAAAACCGTAACATAAAGAAGGTTGCGTATAAGGAGAAAGTTTCCTAATCAAACTCCTATGCTGCTTGCCAACTAAGCGACTTGCACGCACAGCAACATCACATGCAAATTTACTAGCGGTATCGTACGGAATGCAATCATTGCAAGTAATTATAGAGCTATAAACAATTACACCAGGCGCAGATGGCCAGTTGAGTTTAAGTAATGTGGGTATAGGAACTCCATACAATTCTTCAATAAATAACATACTAGGAACAGTCGGAAACTTATTAGGAATAAGAGTTCTATCGAAATTCCGCCAAGGATGCCTGCGCAGAGCCTCATCATCGATAGTGATGTAGTGAATATCGTACAAATCTCTAAACTTAATTAGTAGCTCATAGCATGTAGTTCGAACGTCACTATTAAACGGATTATCCAACAAATGACCAAGAACACGCTCAGAAGTAACTATGACATCAGGTCTCTCCCTACGTCTAGGATCCAACTCCTCAGGCATTAGCATGCGAGCATGACTCTCCACTGCCTTACGGTAAACATAATATTCACCATTGCAATAATAAATATGCTTCGATAAGTAATCAACATCACCAATATACGTTGAAGAATGGATAACTTTGACAGTCATCCCGAAATCGGAATATTGATCAACAAGATCTTGATCAGAAATGAAATCTGGTACTAACATAAGGTTATCATCCCCATAAAGGACATGCCTAATATCAGCTTTAAGCCGTTTCATAATGCATCTGAACATTATCTCATGAATCAAAGTATTATCATTTCCCGTAGCAGCCCAACCACTACGCATACCTTGGAAAACTCTGAACATATAACCCAGCGGCATTAATATAGTACCACTGAGCATGTCCTCCAAAATAACGATAAAGCGTCTCTTAAAAACAGCATCAACGCCAATACGGTCCATCAAACCAGTATAAAAATGAATTAACATCCTCATAAGCTTAGGATGAACCTTAGTGTCCCAGCCGCTAACGTCAAGAGACACGTAGCGAAAACCTCTTGGGGCCATGCCTTTGTCTGCCTTAAAATAAGCGGCCAACCTACCTGCGCCATTGTGCATCCAAGAAAATCCAATACCACACCAATCAAATTCTCTATTCATAAACTTACACCAAGGCTGAAGAAGCAGCATAGCGATTAATAACGTTGAGAAGCCTGAGTACGCTATGAGACGCCCAGAATCAGGTCGTGAAACTTCCTGAATCTTAGCCCGCCCAGTAGTGTACCATACATGATCCCTCATGTATGCTTCAAAAGCCTCCGCATTATCAAGCATATCGCTAGCTTTTCTTGTTGCGTGAAATCTTTCATCACGCTTCTTCTTGCCTTGAGGATATGGGTATCCGCAAGCTGAACTCAAATCAAGAACTAAATTATCGAACATCCGCCCAGCGACAGACGTCAACACTTCTAGTTTCAAATTATCAAACTCAGCATGCATGAATACATCATCCAAAATTGACTGTGTGCACTCCTCCAACTCATCATCATCCACAACAAAAGCATTTGTAGAAGAAAACTTCTCTAAATACTCTAACTGTAGCTTCAAAGTAGGATTGGTACGCTTATATGTAGAAAACACTTCGACGCATTTCCTGGGATACTTCCTGTCATAAAAATGTTTTAAAAAATTATCGACAGGATGTATAACACCATAAGCATTAGTCAATTTGAAGTCATTAATACCTCTGTACATAAGTTTAGTACGTAGTAAAAATTCGTTGTAAAGGTCACGAGCTTTAGATCGAAGCAAGTGTCGGTTGCGGGTATAGTGACAATCCCATGAGATTGCCCCCCCAGTAAACCAAACCAATACAATAAAATTGCAGAAATGATTAGTAGTAATATCGGGAAATTCAATTCCATACCAAACCTCTTCCCATCGAAAGAAGGGAAGCATGGTGCAATACCACAAAATGAATGCAAAAATAGCATAAACATTTAAGGAGTAACGAGGTCTATTCTCCAAATCCCCGGGACACGATCGAGTATTACAGTCTTCGAACGAAACCATAGTCAATATATATACTCAACGTTCATCAAAAG